AATAGCCGACATATCTATAACTGTACCTGCCGCTGGCGATTCAGAAAATACCGCATATTTGGGGGTATTAAGAGCGGGATCCCAATTCGCAGGTGCCGGAACAATATTTGAAAATCTTTATGATATTGATTTTTCTTCAGATTACAACATTGAAGGATTTGTTAATAGAACTAAAATACCAACATTTGATCAAAATAATAACATAGTAAATTATGTTATAACAAAAAGAGAAGTAATAGTTAACGGATCTACAAAAATTTTCAAAATAGTTGTAAATTCAAATAACGTAGTACCTTTTTATAGTTTTTTCCTACCTGAAAAAAACGTGTTAGGGGTTACTTCAATTATTCAAAAAGATGGAACTTCTTATCAAAACACACCAACATACTCCGAGTTTAACTCCTCTAATGGTAGATGGTATGAGGTTGATGCTTTGGTTGAAGATACTGTATTTATTGAAGACAACACAAAACCTGTTGATTCTGCGGGTGTTAAAGTTGGTAAATATATCAAAACCGACAATAGATTTATTACGGAATACACACCGGAAGGGTTTTTAAAAATACAATTTGGGGCTGGAACAACAACACCAAATCAACAACTTCAACAGTTTACACAAACAGGTATTCCACTCAAATTACAAAATTATCAAAACAACATAGGGTTAGGTTTAACCGTTCAACCAAACACAACGATTTTTGTTCAATATAGAGTTGGTGGTGGTTTAGTATCTAATATTGGGGTCGGTGCTATTACTCAAGTAGTAACCGCTGATTTTTATGTGAATGGTCCTTCTGATAGTATTAATAGGAGTGTTACACAATCTTTAAGTGTTAATAATATAACTGCAGCAATTGGGGGTTCAAACCAACCTTCAATAGAGGAAGTAAGAAACATGGTGACTTTTAATTTTGCGGCTCAAAAAAGAGCGGTAACCATTAATGATTATAAGTCATTGATAGATACAATGCCAGGAAAATTTGGAGCACCTGCAAAAGTATCTATCACAGAATTAGATAATAAAATATTGATAAAAATACTATCTTATGATAATACTGGAGTTTTAACACAGACAGTCTCTAATAATCTAAAAACCAATTTGGCAACCTATCTATCAAAGTATAGAATGATAAATGATTATATATCAATAGAGGTTGCTAAAGTTATTGATTTAGAATTAGAATTTTTAGTAATATTGGACAACGCAGGATCACAATCTGAAGTAATAACACAAATAATAAATCAGGTTAGCACGTATATGAATCCAAATAATAGAGAACTTGGCCAAAACCTAAACGTATCAGATTTAAGAAGGTTAGTTCAAGATATCGGAGGAGTTAACACGTTAGCAGAAATAAGGGTTTATAATAAAGTTGGGGGACAATACTCATCATCTGAAACTTCTCAAAGATATGTTGACAATACAACAAAACAAATAGATTTAGTTGATGATACTGTTTTTGCAGAACCCGATCAAATTTATCAAATTAGATTCCCTAAAAAAGACATCAAAGTTAGGGTTAAAAACTTATCAACCGTAGACTTCATATAAGATTATTTATTTTGGTAATAGTCTTGTTATTTTTAAAATAACTAACATAACTATTTATCAACAAAGAGAATTATGTCCAAAAATTATAGATTAAGAACCACACCTGGTATTGATAAAAACATAAGAATTAAAGTAGATCAAGACTTTGATTTTATTGAGATACTATCTTTAAAATTAAAACAATCTGATGTTTATACAAGATTTTGTGCCGATTATGGTGTCGTTGCTGGTAGGGTTATTGCAAATGGAGGATATGGGGTACCAAATGTAAGTGTGTCTGTTTTTGTACCACTTTCCATTCAAGACTCAGAAGACCCTGTGATTTCAACACTTTACCCATATAAAAGTTTAACAGATAAAAATGAAGATGGTTATAGATATAATCTTTTACCATATGTTCAAGAATATGGAGGACATAATCCAACAGGAACTTTTCCTGATAGAGAAGATGTTGTAAGTAACAGTACCGTTTTAGAAGTGTATGAAAAATATTATAAATACACTGTAAGAACAAATGAAAGTGGTGACTTTATGATTGTTGGGGTTCCGTTAGGTCAACAAATTGTTGTAATGGATATGGATTTATCAAACATTGGTTGTTTTTCACTTAGACCATCCGATTTAATAAGAATGGGGATGGGTAGTGAAGGACAATTTGAAGGTTCTTCTTTTAAATCATCACCTGATTTAGATTCATTACCACAAATTGTAAATGAAAAGAAAGAAGTTGAAGTAACTTCATTTTGGGGCGATGATGAATTATGTAATATTGGAATCACAAGAGTTGATTTTGATTTAAGAGATTTAGGAATACAAATTGAACCTCAAGCAATATTCATGGGATCAATGTTTTCAACAACAGATGAAGATGCGTTACAAACAAACTGTAAACCAAAATTTGATACAGGAAATCTTTGTGATTTGGTTAGTGCTCCCGGTACTATTTTAGCCATTAGACAAACAATATACACAGATTCTGCGGGTTATCCAATACTTGAACAATATAAATTACCTGAAGGTGGTAATATCATTGATAGTGACGGTACTTGGTTGATTGAAATGCCAATGAATTTGGATTACATAACAACAAATGAATTTGGAGAACAAGTAATATCAAACGATCCTAAAGTGGGGATACCAACAAAGGCTAAATATAGATTTAAAATTCAGTATCAAAATGAAGGGTTTGCCGCATCAACACAAAGAGCGGATTATTTGGTTCCTAATATTAGAGAATACGGTTGGGACTCAACACAAAGTGCCAATGGACCGGCAAATGACACACTACAAAGACAGTCATATGCGTTCAGTTTAGATTGGACTGATTATGGTGATACGGGTACAACAATAGGTCAAAAAATGATTGCAGATGCAATAAACTGTGAAGATAAGTTTTTTGAATTTAATTATAATAGAGTTTATACCGTTTCAAGTTTTATTGATAGATGGAAATGGGGATTTAATAGGTCAAGACATTTAGGGATAAAAGAAATTACAAATAGGGAATGTTCAACAACAACAAATAGAATGCCAGTAAATGATGGTGTTAGAAATTTTGATTTAATATTTTTTCTATTTAATCTAGTAATAACTATTTTTTCACCATTAGCATTTGTATTAATACCTTTACTACATTTAATTGCAAAATTTTGGCCAATCGCTAAGTGGGCCATAAGTATTGGAGTACCTCTATTTTTAGGATACTTAACAGTCAATTTTGCAATTGCGGCGATCGCAGCATTTCCCGCAATTGGTTTAATGATATTAAACGCAGGTACCGCAATACTTTTTGGTTTAGCAACCGCGTTTTATATTTTAAGGGTAAGCCCATTAATTAATGCCACATCAAATTTGAAAGGTATAACATTACCTTCCATAACATATCCTGATTGTGAGGCTTGTTCATGTGACACACCATCACTTAATATTGAAGAAATAGTTGGTGATGGGACACAAGGGAATTTAACAGTAGTAACCATTAGAGGTAATAACATATATACTAGAAAAAATTCTTCATTTTTATGTGATGTAAATTCTAATTCTTTTTGGGGTAACACACCTAATGAAGAAACTTGTACCGCCGGTGGTGATGATGATAACGATTGTTCAGATTATCCTGCATTTTGTAATATGAGAACTGAACGATATTCCGGCGGAGCATTATTAGAAAGACAAAAATATGAAATGAATTCATATGGTATACGATATTCAATCGCTGGTTACCCAAATCTTGCGGTAAAAGGTACACCTATAAATAGATTACATTTTCCTAGTGGAGTTATAATAATGCAACAAGACATAACATATTCACATAAATTAAATTTTGCTAATTTGAGACAAAGATATTTTGACCCATCGGGATATCAAAATGTAATTCAAACTAAAGTAGAAAATGATGGTTACCCATCACAACCATTTACAGATAATGTAATGGTTTTATTGTGTGACCCAAACACCATTGATAACCTAATTCCGGGATCGTTAATTACATTTACAAATCCGGATAATGTACAAGATAAAAACGTAAACGGATACAATGTTAGTGGAGTTACTGAAAACCAATTTGGTACAAAATCAATAACAGGAACTTCATCAATACAAACAACAACAAATATTAATTTTATTAAACCCGATGGGACACCAGGTGTTGCTACACTAACAATAACAGGAAGCTCAACAGAAAGGGAATATAAATTTAAAGGAGGGTTAGAATATTTTCAAGTTATAACTGGTATGACAGTTGAAAGAGCATTTCAACTACAAGCTAACGCTATACCAAGTTTTATGAGATTTAATATTTTACGAACCGCACAGAATATTAGTTATAGAAAAGTTTGCGGATCAACAAACCCGGCTGTAAATTCAGTAATAAATCCATTGACAATTAATGATAACACCGGATATCGTAATTATAATGTAGTTTTTTTAGTAAGAGGGGTAGATCCATTTACAGAAAAACAGATTATAAAATATGATTTATCTACTCTTTTTGGGTTGGCTCAAAATACAATAACAATAAAAGGTAAATATTATTTAAACATACCTATACAAGAAAACAGTGGTAACCCTTCGGCTGATTGGTGGATAAATAAAAAAACACCTGAATCGCATGAAGTTCAGTACCAATATTCAAAATTATATCATAAACCATTTAATTTTAGACCAGACCCAAATTTATATTCTGCATTTACAACTAATAGTATAAAATATTATTCTGCATTAGATAGAAAAACGTGGTTTTATAATTTTAAAGCGTGGAGTATTGATGATTATGGAATAAGAATGTCTTCAGGTTCACCACTGGCAGTTATAAACTATAACACAAATACACCATACGAGTATTGGTACAATACTGGATTAAGTGATTATCATAGTGATGCTAGTAATACGTATAGAGTGGGTTTTTCTAATTATGATATATTCAATAATTTTTTCTTTTATTCTCAAACATGGCAAGGAAATGTTGAGGGTGGTACTTTTATGTATACTAACATTCCTGAATCGGATTTAGAAGAAAAACAAGACTTAGGTGATAATGATGATGTGGAAAATTATTTATCATGGGAAAGTCCTGACGGAAACGCTCAGTTTATTGATTATAGAAAACCTAGAGTATTTGCCCCAGCCTATCACCACACAATTAATCCTAACTTACAAGCAAACATTACTTTTGACAATAATGTTGATAATGTTAGAATGATTATTAGATCTGATAGGTTACCCACATCAGATACCGTACAAACAAATTATAATAACAGTTATCCATTATTTCAAAACGATAATTTTACAATCTATAGAATTTTAGATAGTGGTGAGGTAATACAATTAGGTGGGCAACAAACAGATTTTACTGGAAATTCTGATGATTATGCAGAAGATGCTATTTCCGGTACAACTTCTGTGTTATCCACTTTCAGTTGTGAAGGAATGGTCCCTCTACCCTGTTATAGTGGATCAGGAGACGATTTTGGAGTTAAAAATCCTTGCCCCGAAAATGAAAACCCAACAAGAATTTCTAAAGGTTGTTATAAATTAATTCAAGAACCTTATTTAAGTGATGGTGCAATAATAAGAGATTATAATAACTTTTTTGAATGGAAATCAAGATTTAGATTATTATTTGGTGCGTGTAGAGGGGTGATTAGTCACGTATTTCAAAATAATTGGGTAAACGGAACATTATATTCCTACGCCTTCAAAAAGAAAACAATATTCGATGCACAAAATAACCCTAAAAAGTATATTTTTTGTGGTTCAAAAGAAGTTGACTTAGTGCCAGGAAGACAAAATCAAGGACCAATTTATTTAGATGAACAAACAAACACTTTTTATTATAGATCAACACCTTACGTTTTACAACAAAATGGAACAAATGTTAATGGATACTTTATAGGACAAGAACCAAAATATAATGGAAACCACATTAAAAATATTTATGGAAAAGGGGTTAACCAAAGAAATTTACATTTTCCAACAACTATAATGGATTTAGGACCAAGAGATCAATTTGCGAAAGAAATTTGTTTGAACCCACAATTAGAAAATTATTTAGTAGAAACAATACAATCAACATCATTTAATGATACAAGTGATTTATTATTATTGTTTATAGTTTCAAGATTGGTTAATACTGGGTTTTGGGAGTTGGCTCTTAGTAGTGGAGACGCATCAATAAATCAATTATTTTCAAGGTCCGATGATAGGATTGATGGTGACGTTGCCCAAATGTTTAGTATTAATTCAGAATATGGTATAATTCCTTTTAACGAACAATTTTATGGAAATGACGATATTGTTTTAGGAACACCTAATGAAATATTCTATGGAGTGTTATTTTCTGCGATTACACAAAATAGAGTGGCATTAACACCTGGCGTCGCAACTTTTGGTAATATTCAACAACTTGTTGGTTACCCCAAAACTCAAGTCGTACCAATGTATAATTGGGAAATAAGGAGAAAAAACAGTAGTGGTAATATTGTGGCCGACACCACACCATCAACAATATTTGGTACTGAGCATAATGATTGGTTAACATCCATACCATTAAACACTAATCAAATGTATTCAATACCATATCAAAACATGTCGTTTACTGGTGCCGATTATTTTAAAGCAACTAATGGTCCTAGTACTGGGTATATTTTTAATTACAACAATTTGGGAGAAAGAGATTATGTATGGTCAAACCCAAGTAATCAAAATAAACCAAATTTTGTTGTAGGGGCACCATACCATTTTTATTTTGGTTTAGGTAAAGGTAAGACCGCATTAAATAGATTCATAACTAAATATATAATAGGTACTGAATAGAATGAGAAAACAAGACGAAATAAGAATAGTTTTAGGTAATAAAAGATTTGCAGGGTCTTCTAACCAACCAGTACAAATACAACTTCCACTTATTGGTGAAAGACGTGAATTGATACAAGGAGACCGCGCAACTTCAATAAATCTTAGAGAGATATTTGATAGCGAAAGACAAAATTCAAGTATTTTTAGATTAAATGGTAAAATTGTAAACATTTTTGATAATGTAATTTCAGGGAAAACAGATTATACGCCATTTAAAAACTATCTTTATTATTTAGATCCCGTTACTTCTATAAACACCGGAGTATGGAAAGGATATCCACAATACGATGAATTTTCAATTATAAGAGATAGTTCAATACCGGGACACGTTATTTTTACTCCGAAAAGTGCAACAACCTATAATTGGATGACCTATGTATCATACGCATTTAGTAGTACAACAGCACAAACAATGTCATTTGTTGATGAGGACTTTAATGTTACAAATGCCAATTTTAATGTTGCGGATGGAATACCATTTGTTATAAAAAACAAAACGCAAAACGGAAAAAACTTAGTTTATTTTTATTGTGCAACAAATCACAATTTAACTATAGGTCAGTACGTCAAATTAAATATAACTATAGATGGAAAAAACACATTTCAAGTTTATAGTTTAGGTGATGATACATATAGGTCTGAACTTAGAGTTTTTGGAATTTATAATTTAAAGTTTCCTGATAACGATATTGTTGATGGTACTTATGGAAATTTTAAAAGAATAATTGATTTAAACAATACAGGTGATACAACGTCTAGATATTATGTAAGGTTACATAAAATTTTGACATCAAATGATGAAACATTTTTAACTAAAATGGCATTTGAAAATAATGCATTTCCGATTAAAAGAAAGTTAGAATATTCGGCATTAACACCAAACAACCAACAAAGAATTTCAGTTAAAGACGGAACACAAAGTTATGGGTTTACGGTTAATAAAGATATAGACATATTTAGTTTATTAGATAATAACGGAAAACCTGTAACTGAACTTTTTATGACGATTGTAAATAGAGGTTATATGGGTTGGTTTAATAAACCACCACAATCATTACAGAGGGCAATAGATATAGGATGGGAATTTAATTTTTTACAAAACACAATAGATCCCTGGTGGGTTCACACATCAACAGACAATAAAGATAATATAACAGTAGGTTCGTATCAAAAAAGCGGAGTTGATTTCTATTATAATAATTTTTTGAACATTGATGATGTCATTAAAGGTGATTTTTGTGAATATAACGATATTGAACAAAAAGAGTACGTATTATCACCATTATATCATAAGTATTCATATAATCCTGACGTTTTTAATATTTCACAACCAATCCCATCGGGTATTAATGGTTTTGGAGTTTCAATAAGTAATTATGTAAGTACGGTACTATTTCCTCCTGGTTATATATATAAACCACATTATTCAATACCAATAAGATCTTTTAGTGATTATGTTGAAAACGCGTCTTTAGAAGAAATTGATAACGTACCTTTTCACTCCTATTATTCTGACACTAATGGTCAATTTTATTGGAGAGACATATATAATTATGGTTTTGTTGATGGAGAAGGTCTTGGTTTAGATATACCTTTTATGAATGGCGCACACTACCCGTTTAAAACAATTAACTTTATTCATTTCCCAACCAAAAGAAACACATCTTTTATTTATAATGAAATAAATCTACCAACAAACGATACTTGTGAATAATAAATATTTTAGAAAAACAATCACCGATCAAGACCAATATTTGGATATTCCATTGGAAATTAATTTTGATATGCTTGGAAGAGAAGATGGAGTTGCAAGTTTTGAAAACGAAGTAATTTCTGAAATATTAAATCCAATCTCTGATTTTGAAATAACAAAGTTTGCACACTCAGAATATGATGAAATAATAACAACAACAACACAAGTTGTGATCACAAACCCAAATACCGGACAACAAAATATAATTAATATACCAATTAATTTAATGACGATACAAAAAACTTCAACAAATTATGAATTTTATTTTTTTGATTATTTGACAGGGGTTACTGCATCAACATCAACCAATTGGTTAACTGATTATGAAAATGCAACATTTACTGATAGCGAAATATATTACTTTGCAAATTCATTCAAAGGGAGTTTTTTTAAATTAGATTTTTACGACTCACCACAAAATGAAAATCAAACATTGTTATTAAGCGTTATTTTACCAACACAACAAGGACTTAAAGAACCGGGAACAATAGGACCACCATTAAACCAAACTGCGGTACAAGTAAAAAAACCTAAATTTGTTTTGGATTACACAGGAGCAGATAAAGAAGGATTTTATATATATTGGTTAAAAGATAAAAATTATTTAAACATTACAGAATTTTATGTAAGTGCAAAATTCTTTAATGCAAAAACAGGTCAATTTGTTAGAATGATGAATAGACCACAATCTACATTTATTGGTCAAAACATGTTTAATTTAGACAAGCCATTATATTTTTATTACAAATATGTTATTGATTATAACACAAATGAATATAAAGTTTACACATATAACAATAATTTTCAAAACGCACAAAGAGTCGGAATAGGTGTTTCGCCTATAAAATGGTATGAATATGTTAACCCATAATGGAATCAGAAAGAATTAATATAATAATATCACCTGAAGTATTAAATCGTGACATATTTAATATAACTTATAACGGAATAACTTTTGGTTCGTATTCGGGATTATCTCAAGTTTTAAGTGGTGGAACAAATGGAGATTCATTATTAACAGGACTTACTATACCCATTTTATTTACCCAATCATATAATGATTTAGGTTATTATAGTACGTTTGATGGGTTATCCAACCAATTAGATGTTGTTACAAATTTTGTCATATCAGGTAACCCAACATCACCATATAATATCAGACTTTATAATAGTGCGGGCTATACATATAATAGTTTTTTAGAATTATCAAACTATAAAGTAGATTGGGGAGACGGTTTAGTAAGTCAATATTTGAGCGTTAATCAAAGTAGTTTAGACCACACATATTCACCAACACCACAAAATTATACAATTAAAATGGTTCAGAGCAACCCCTGGGGGATAACTGAAATACAAAAAACAATAACACTACCATTTACAGGTGTTACTGTTGATAATGAACCAGGTAACATAACATTCACTCAACAAGGAGGTAATTGGTCAGGAATACCAATTAGTTATGATTACATATTTACAGGAGATAGTGAAAATAATATACCTTCACAAATATCAAGCTCATATTTACAAGTACCATTTATTGTTTCAGGATATACTAATTCAAGATTAGCACTTTTAAGAAGATGGGGACCTAACCCTTATACTGTTGGTTATGTATTAAACCCAATAAAGGGAGTTATTGGATACGTTACTGAAATTAACCCAACATACACCGCATATACGGTTAATGATATTAATTATGTTGATTTTAATAATGGTAAAACTTTGTTCTTGGTTAATTCATCAGGATTGACCGCTAATGATTTAGTAGTATCAGCATTAACTAAAGATGAAATACTTTTAGATTTTGTAATGGATCCTGAAATACAATCTGACGTATTTGTTGAAAGAGGTAAATACAGTGCAGTTGAGGGGTTACAAAGACTAGGTGAGGTTGATAATTTAGGTGATTTAATAAGATATGGATATGGTTATTTTAAAATTAATAACACATAAAAAACAATATAAACTCTATTTATAAATAAAAATGGCATTAGGAGCATACGGTACAGTTAGACCCGCAGATGTGTCACCACAAGATGTTGACATTATTCTGAATTACACACCATCAAGGGATGTAACAAATAATTTTGTGTTAAAAAAATTAAATAGCGCAAATATTCTTACACCATATTTTCACAATTCACAAACAGGTGGTGTTAATGGTAAAGAAATATTAGGGGGCTTGTATAATTTAAGATTACCTGCAAACGAATTTAATCAAATAGGTATCTATACTTTATATATAAGACCTGCAGAGATTAGAACAACAATTACTGATTGTGGGGTTCTATCTGCGTTACCTAATGTAAAAGGAATAATTGTTGATTTAAATGATGTCCCTGCAGAATTCAGAAATAAATTTACAGCACAAGGTTTAGTTGGGTTTAGGGTTGAATATTTAAACTCTGACGGTACAAAAATACCTAACTTTTATAGAATAATTACATCTTCATTTTTTTGTGAACCTGTTGTAACTGACCAAACTAACACATCACAAAAATCAATTAGATATAGATATTTAGATACGGGAAGTGATTTATTATTTTGTACATTATCACCATCCGCATCACCAACAAATAAACCTAATGCAACACCATTTATTGGTCAACCAAACCAAGAAATTATAATTAGTAATACGTATTTTAATCCATTTACTGTTGATATACAAATTGCTGAACACGATATTGATACATTGGCAATAGCTCTTTATGGTAATCAAACTAAGAGTATTGAAGATGGTATATACACTCTTTATGATACTGCTGGAAATATTTACAAACAATATAACTTGTTTGAGGTTAGAGATACATTTAACGAATTACTTTACGAAGTAAGACAAGATAGAGGTTTGAATATTGATTTTAGTAAAAACTTTACAAATATTATTAGTTAATGGCTAAAACTAAATTCATATGTCCAACACCACCACCTGTAGGTTCGGGTACTTTTTCTGATGATTTGGTCGGAGTACAATTAGTATCGGGAGGGGGTCTGACTCTTGGGAATTTTCAGTTCACAAGATCGGTTTACGAAAAAGTTAGTAGAACTTTTAGTACTGGAATATTTTCTGACCCATTCAACTTAGAAAATTTAAATATACAAAGTTTAGAAGAATCAAAAAAAATTATAGAAAAAAACTTTAAAGTTTACCCTAATTTTGATTTATCACAAATAACTAGTTTTTCTCTATATGGTTCTTTAAGTAAAAGAATTTCATCATCTATAAATAAAATTATTAATTATTTTCCTGCGGCAATTGAGGTAAACTTTACTAATTTAATTCTACAAACAGGTAACACCGCATTTAATATATCATATGATGTTATTGACAATGAAACAACATTTGATATTGACTCAAACTTTTTTAGAAATCCCTTTGACATTGATTTTTCAATTAATGCAAACACTAATGTTAAAAACAGACCTATAAAAGTTTCTAAATATAGAGACCTCACAAGTAATTACCAAGACTTTGCGGTTTTTGTAGGAGAAACAAATAACGAATACAAAATAGTAGATTTAACACCAACAAATTCAGTAACCGGAGGCACCGTAACTATAACAGTACAGGGAAAACCATTTTCCTCAAATACCACTACAGAAACAATTTTATTAAAACCTAACAAATTAATAACGGAAAAAATATTTCAAGATGATTTTGATGAAGTTGAAGATTATTTGTTAAATAGATATGCATATCCGCAATATACTACTAAATTTAGTTATCCGGATTACGATGATAATGGAAATTATATTATCATAAATAAAATTTTAACATGGTCACTAGATGGTCTATGGAATTTGGACATAAGAACAAGTCAGTTTGATGAATATTTGACAAATTTGCAATATATAACAGAAAGATTAGACGAATACAAAACAAATTTAGTAAGTAGATTTTTAATTTCAGGATCATTAAAAGAATTTGATACAAATGATCAGAAAATAGAAAAAACTTTACAAATTTACGGAAGAAGTTTTGATGAAACTAAAAAATTTATAGACGCACTTGCTAATATAATATCTGTAAATTATGTGGTAAAAAATGACATACCATCTGCATTATTAGCCAATTTAGCGGCGACTTTAGGAATTGACCCAAACATATCACCAATTACTAATGACTCATTACTACAATCAGTTTTTTCAACGACAAACGATATAATATATCCTGGACAAGGTAAAGAAGATACCCCTGCAGAACTAAATTATCAATACTATAGGAATTTAATTCTTAATTCTGGTTTTTTATTTAGATCAAAAGGAACTAGAACCTCAATTGAATATATTATGAGGATGATTGGTGCACCTGAAGCGCTAATAGAATTTAATGAGTATGTGTATTTAGCCGACCAAAAAATTTCTTTAGACGATTTTTATGAAAAATATGCAAAAATATCAGGAGGTACTACTTACATAGAATCACCAACACTAGATTCAACTAATGTGTTTTCAATTTTAGGAACACAATATACCGGATTTACAACATCGGGAGTCATAAAATCAACATTACCGGATTTAAATAATTACCCAATTAATATAGATACCGGATATCCTGAAATGCCAACTGAAAGTGATTCATTTTTCTTTCAAAAAGGTGCGGGTTGGTTTGAATCAACACCTGAACATAGGTCAACAGAAGAAATTGATTTTACATTGTCTAATTTTACAGTATCGCCCTCAATTATTGTTACAAAACTCAAACCTTTTACTTATGGTCAAGATTATTTAAGTAGGTATGAAAAATTCCCAACGATGGATCTTGGGTATGGATTAACAAGAACTATAGATAATAAAAAATCTTGGAAAAAAGATGAGGTTGGTTTAAGAAAAAATACACAAAGTTCGGCACCAACAAATTATTTGTTAGAAAACGAAGGGCAGGTTATAAACGTAAAAAACATGGAGTTATATCTTAACATGGGTCAAGGAATAACCTATGATATTTGGGAAATGTCCTCAAGATATAATTACCCAATACCAAATTCGGGATTAACGGCACCTTATCCATCACCAGGACTTAATGATTGGACAGTAATAAATCCAAGACCTAATCAAAAAACATTTTTTGAATTTGCTCAAACCTTTTATAATAATTTAATAAATGTAAGAAATAGACAATATATATCTGATGGTAAAACTGGTGGTTACCCAGCATTACAATCAATTTTTTGGAAATACTTACAAACTGATCAAGTTTTAAATATACCAAACAATAAGTTCACATACCAAAAAATGATAGATTTCACATTAGGGTTAGGTGATTATTGGATAAGACTTGTTGAGCAGTTTGTTCCTGCAACAACAATATGGAACACTGGACAAAAAATGGATAATTCTGTTTTTCATAGACAAAAATTTGTTTGGAGAAGACAAAGAGGTTGTACATTTATTTTAGGTGATCTTAAAAATACTGATTGCTTACCTTGTACGTATGATGGTGAACCATACGCATACGATTGTATTGATCAAACAACACAATGTTCTTTACCTACTTTTGACCCAATCGCGGTACTTA